ATGCCGGAGATCGCCTTCGACGCGGCCTCAAAGCCGGCCGACAGGAACGAACCGGTTTTGTCCATAAAGGTGGACAATCCGGAGAAGGCCTCCGCGATGTTCGGCCACTGGATACTGGCAATCGTCGTTTTCGCTGCTTCGAAACCGGCCGACAGGAAGTTTCCAGCAGTATCAATGGAAGCTGTTACGCCACTGAGGATCGTTTCACCGATAGACCCGAACGGCAGCGAAGCGACCGCATCGCGTGCCGTCGTAAAGAGTCCTGTCAGGAATGAGCCGGCCGTATCGATGCTTCCCTTGACGCCGTTTAAGACGCTTTCGCCGAGGCCGGAATAATCAACGCCGGCAGCTGCATCTTTTCCAGCTGTGAACAGCGCCTTGAGGAATCCGCCGGCCGCGTCGATCATCGCCTTCACGCCGTTCATGATCGCCGTCCCGATGCCGGAGAAGTCGATTGCCGTAACAGCCGAAAGCCCCGCGTCGAACAGTCCCTTAAGCCATTCTCCGCCGACCGTGAGAACCGTTTTGATGCCGTTAAAGATCGCCGTGCCAAGGGCGCCCCAGTCCATGCCGCCAACGGCTGCATGAGCTGAATCAAAGATTCCCTTAAGCCATTCGCCGCCGGCTGTCAGGATGTATTTAATGCCATCCAGGATTGCCGTGCCAATTCCAGCCCAATCAACTGTTTTAACGGCAGCCAAAGCAGAATCAAAGATGGATTTCAACCATTCTCCGCCAACTGTAAGAATGGTCTTAATTCCGTTCAGAACGGCCGTACCAACTGCCGCCCAGTCGATTCCGGCGATAAGAGTTTTGGCCGTCTCAAACAGTCCCTTGAACCATTCAGAGAAGCCCGTAAACGCGCCCTGGATCGCCTCTTTCGCGGTAGTCGCAAGGCCGGCCCAGTCGAACTCGCTGAACTTGGCCTTCATCGCTTCCCACGCGGCGCCCAGACCTTCTCCGTTCATCAGCGAAGTAAAGAACGCATCCAGTCCTGCGACAGCATTGTCGAAGGCGCCTTTTAGCAGGTCTATAGCACCCTTGACTGTATCGATCGCGCCTTTGATAGTAGTCCATGCCTCAGCTCCGGCGACCGCCTCAATGGCTGCCTGGAAGGCCTCCATGGGTGTACCGCCCTGCTCCAGCGTAGTGAAGAATTTGCTAAGGCCCTCTTTGACTTTATTGACGATGTCCTGGAAGGCTTTGGATTTGCTGACTACCCACGCGACAGCGCCGGCGAGCGCGATCAGCGGAAGATTCAGCGCGCCAAGTGCTCCGGAAAGAAGCGGAAGCAACGGTTTCAGCGCCATGAAGACGGAGACAATTCCAGTAAAGCCAAGAATCGCTTTCTTTGCCGGTTCAGGCAGCGCGTTGAATTTCTGAAGCAGACCCGTCAGACCCTGCACGACGAACCGGATCGCTGGCGTCAGCAGATCGGAAAGGGTGATCTTCAGATCCTCGAAGCTGGAATTCAGGGTCTTCATATCGCCGGACAAGTTATCATTCAGGATCTTGCCCATCTTTTCGGCGCTGCCGCCGCTGTTTTCCAGCTCTGCGGCATAACCGGCGACGTTCTCAATACCCTCGTTCAACAGAAGGTTGACGCCCTTAATAGAGTCCGCTGTGAAGATCGAAGACAGGGCTGCCGCCTTCTGTGCGTCACCCATGCCCTGCGTGGCCTTATCGACGTCCCGCAGAATATCAATCATGCTGCGGTAATTGCCGTTCGAATCTTGCACCGCAATCTTTTGTTTGTTGATCGTGATGCTGCCTTTTTTCATGTGGGCCGTGAGGTCGCGCTGCATCGCCGTCAACGCGGTACCGGCACGCGCGCCTTTATAGCCTTGGTTCGCCATGGCTTCCAGCATCGCCGTGGTCGTGTCGAACGTTTGGCCGCCGGCGTTCATGACCGCAGCACAGTTTTGATACGCCTCAGCCAAGCCGGAAACCGTAGTATTGCTGTTCGCCTGTGCGTAGGCGAGTTTGTCGCTCATCTCCGCTGCCGTCAGGCCGGAATTGGAGAATGCGGACATATAGTCCGTCACGATGTCGGATGCTTCGCCGAGGTTCATGCCGGCAGCTGCTGCCAGATTCAGGACGTCCGGCAGGGCTTTATAAACCTGATCCGTATCCCAGCCGGCCAAAGCCATGTAGCCCATGGCCTCTGCGGCGTCCTTCGCGGAGAATTGGGTTGTGGCACCCATCTCACGCGCACGATCGCGCAGCGTGGCCATCTGTTCCGCCGTCAGTCCGGCGCCGTCATTCGCGCTGGACATCAAACTGTATACGCTGGACATCGATGCATCAAACTCTTTGCCCAGCTTCACCGCGTCGATCCCCAACTTTGCAAAAGGCAGGGCGATCATGGCGCTTTTGACTGCTTTAAACGCGCCTACAAGGTTTCCCTGGATCGACTTGGCCGCGCCCTGACTGGCGCCGCCGGCATTGTTCAGCGCGTTCTGTATGCCGCTGGAAATGCCCTCCGTCGACGGCATGATCTGCACATACGCTTTTGCAATCGCCGTTCCTGCGCTCATTGATTCTCACCTGCCTTCATAATCGCCGCACGACGTGCCTCAAAATCGGCGACGTCTTCGGCAGCGTATATTTCACGTTTTTCCTCGCGCTCTCTACCGAGAAGGCCTTCCAGCACCGATTTCGGCCTGTTCCGGCCATGCTGTGCATCTTTCGTCTTGGCCCATACCAGCAAGGACAGTCTGTCCACCATCGCGGCGTTCAGCATTTCGCCTGTCGTTGCTCTGCGTTCGCCCATCGCCATCATGACGCGGCTATTCTCTCGCAGTCCCATCGCCAGTGTCGCGAGTTTTCTGCCTGGAACAGCATTCAGATCCAAGATGTGATAGGTCTCTGCAAGATCACATTCCAAAGCCTCACGATGACGCCCCATCATGAGCGCGAGGCCCATCAGTTTTTTCCCTGCTGACCGAGCGCGTTCATAACCTCTGTGATCGCGTTACCGACCCTTTCCGTCGGAACTCGACCGTCCTCTGTTTTCAGATGCGCATAAAGAGCTTTCTTGGTCTTATCACCCAGCAAAGCACGCACAACGCGAGACATCGCCAGCGCGTTCTCGCCGTCAACCAGATCGCTCATGGCGTCAACCAGCTCCATATTGTCCAGACGATTCTCCTCAACTTCCAGCTGGAAGCCGTCCTGAAGTGTGATTTTCTTCATATGTCCTCCAATCGTCAAAGAAGGGGCCTGTGGAGATCAGCCCCCACAAGCCCCATAATGCTGTTCAATCAGGGCTTGGCGATATACTCGTAGTGAGTATTGCCAGTCGCGTCCACGTTGGCCAGCAGCGTAGTCTCGTAGCCGACGATCTCGTTATCGGCATAAGTGACCTCGCCGACCTCGGTAACCTGGCCGTTCGGGATCACGATGCGCTTCATAACGCCGCCCTGGAAGATCATGTCGATCACGAACACGCAGTTGGCCTGCATGATGTCGTTCGCGACAATAGAAATGCCGGTATCCAGCGTGCCGGTGACGTTATCGTTGCCATAAACGGCTTTCAGAGCCTCGATGTTCATCGCCTCGATGAGGGTGAAGCCGAACGTGTCCGTCATCGTGCGCATGACGACATCGCCGCCCCAGGCGCGGATCTCTTCGTCGTTCTCACGCTCGTTCGTGAGGCCGTCCTCGGAGATGTAGCCCAGGTTCTCAAAAGCCTCGTCGAGAGCCGCCGATGCGCTGGTCGGGAGAGCCGTGCCAGCCGGCGCGCGATAGATACCGCCGCCTACCTTAGGCTTACCAACAGTAACAAGCTGCTTGTTGTTATCAGCCATAGTTCATTCCTCCAATTAGTCATAATAGGTAATATCGAAAACCGCCTGATAGCGGTAGCGCCTGGTTGTGTAGTCCGTGAAGTTGTAGTCGGAATTAAGCCGGATCGACCCGATCTCGTTCTCTTCCGATACCGTCTCCATAGCTGCCTTGACGTCCTCGTTCAGCTGCGCAGCTTCCAGCAAAGAAGCCCCGTAGCTCTGGATCGCGATCGTGGCCCCCGGAACATGGTTCTGTTTCCAGCTGCCTGTGCGCTCAATTACGACAAAAGCGCCGGAGGGGTAGTCCGCCGGCACTTCTGCATAGACAGGGACATCCATGATCCCGGAGAGCTTTTCAATGACAAATGCTTCCAGCAGCATGATGTGCCTCCTATCTCATCGCCTTGAGCAGCGTGTTATTGTCCATGTTGTCCTTATAGGCTTCCTTGGTTCCGGCACCTACGGATACGTTTACGCGGTTCCGGCCTTTAAACGTGGATGTCTCATAGCCTTCGCCGGCCCGGCTTTGCATATCCTTCGCCAGCCGCTGACAGAGGTTGACCGTTCCTTCTCCTTTTAGGATCTGCTTCGAAACTTCACTTCGGTTCAGCTCGACCTTCAGCACTTTATACTTATTCATACCGCTCCACCGTCACCTTCCGGTTCCAGGACAGCGGGATCATTTCCTCGATGCCGATATAAGAGAAGGACTCGGTCTTCCACTTGTGACCAAAAAACTCCACGATACGATCATCCCAGACGTGCGTGTCGCCTTTCGGGATGCCCAGCGTGTACCGGCTGTGTTTGCGCTCCACGTCGTAGCTCGCGCCGCCGTCGGATGCCGACGATTCGATCGGATAGACAAGGACGTTATCGACCAGGACTGGCGTCTCTTCGACGATATCGTGATTAAACGCGTCCTTGCCGGCGACCGTTCGGTCGTACAGAATCACGGTGATACCTTTGATGCGGCCCATCAGCAACACCCCGGCTCTCCGTAGAATTCCAGCACGCCGTAACGCTGCCTCAACAGGCCCAGCCTGGCAAGCTCGGCGTTCTTAATGAACAAGCCGCCGCCCGGAACGAGATACGTTCCAGAGAAGCTGTAACCGAGCGCGCTTTCGCTGGACTGCTGCATAGGCTCCTGATCCGTCGAAGTCATCAGCGCACGACCTACGACATCGCAGGTCACGCTTTTGGCGACCTCGACCAGATCCTCATCCGCCTCCAGCATGGCGTCGAGATCACGCCCCCGCTTTCTTGCCTCCGTTCGCAGTAGTGCGCTTACGGCTTGAAGCAGAGCCGCCGCTCTTGCCTGTTCGCCGTCCTTCAGAGGTCGGAACAGCGTCTCCAGATCCTGTATTGTCGCGTAATTCGTCATGTTCCACCTCTTCCCAGTCAGCCCCCAAAACGGAGCAAGGGGTGTCTAAGACAACCCCTGTCCGCTTGTTAAGGTACCTCATCAGGTCGTGGCGACCGTACCAAAGGCAGACGCATCGAGGAT